ACCAGTGCCGTAGCCGTTGGCGGCGTTCTGCCCCCACTGGGTCATGAGCGAGTCGTTGGCCCCCTGCATCTCGGGGGAGAAGCTGGTGTTCTGCGTCCAGTTGCCGTTGGCGTCCTGCACCCACTGGCGCTGACCGTAGGGCGTGTTCTGGTTGGGCCGATTGGCCTGAAGCTGCTGCTTGGCGATCCCCATGAAGTCGGGAACGTCTGGCTGACTACCGAAAAGAAGATCACTCGCACCGCCAAGAAGTCCACCGGGCATTAGAGAAGTCCTCCTTCATCGTACATCACATCAAAGCCGATCAACACTACGCGACTGGCGGCCTTGCCTGAGAAGGCGATTGCCACCTCTGGGCCAATCCCAGTGGAGCCTACCACGCGCTGCTCCGAAGCGAAGTCCTGCGTGGAGGGCCACACGTCTACGTCCCACTTCGCCACGTCCCAGAGCGCCCCAGCAAGCTTCGACACCGCCACCCCGCCCGCAGGCTGCGAGGTGTCAAACCTGTACCGAGCCGCCGCAGCGTAGTTAGGCGGTGTGCCGTCCGAGGTGAAATTGCACCGCAGGAACTGCACCCGCTTCTGCCTCAGCGACCCGTACTTACTGAAAGCAGTGATCCCAGCGAAGTCGATATTCTGGTACACGGCGGGTGCCGCAATGGTCACTGCGTCCACATACCCGTCGTTGGCGCAGATCCGTCCATCCAAGGTGCCAAAGTACAGCTTCCCTTGGTACGACTCCATGCAACAGATCGGCAGCCCAGCCAAGGTGCTCCACCCCTTGGTGGCGATCGAAAGAGCCAGTTGTCCCGTACCCGGATTGCTGGAATCCTCAGGGATAGAGATCATCAACAGGTTGTCAACCGGGTGGAGCTTGAGCGCCCAGCCCTCGTACAGCCCGTAATTCGAGATCAGACGAGCGATCAGCGGCGTGATCTTATGTGTGGGGAAAGACGCCGTATCCCCCTGCACCGAACCGAGCACGAGCTTGGAGAGCGGCACGGCTCCATTGGAGCCGAGTAGGAGTAGATCCCCACCCGTGTCTGTCGCCACCTTGCGCCCGGAAGGCGGCTGCCCGATGTAGTACACCCCCTTCAAGTTGAAAGCTCCGGGGATGGTGGGGTCGGTACCCTGATAGATCACTACGTCCCCAGCGGAGGATAGCGCCACGAGGTAGTCGTCTGGCCCGGCCCCACCGTCGAACGTCCACGACCAGAGCCCGACGAGATAGCCTCCGCGCAGGAACTTGCCAGCGAAGGAGAGTCTCGTCGCGGTACCGGCAATTGCGTCGAGATCAAGGAACCAAGCGTTAGCGGAGTTCTTCTCCACAAGGAATATCCGGTGCTTCCACACGGTACAAAACACGGCGTTGGCTGGGTCGAACCCGATCAGTTTGTAGGTGCCAGCGGCTGGATCAAGTACCACCTTGTACCAAGTGCCCGACTTGTACAGGTAGTACCCGTTCTTCTCGTCCGTGTACGCTAGGAAATGACCCGCCGAGGTCACGACCGTGGCGCCCGTGCCAATCCCCGCGTCACCCGTAGTGTCGGGGAAGGCGATCTTCGGCAGGCCAACCGTCGCGCCTCCAGCAACTTCATAGATCCCATACTTGTTCATGGCGAACAGCTTAGAGTCGGCGGAGGGGATGGCGGCGTTGAACCCGACCAGCGACCTGATACGATCCTGAGTCAGCACGCTGGCGCCCTGAAGCAACCCGAGTCCCACCTCGTAGTAGCCGAGGCGAGATCGCAACCCCATGTCGCCGCCGACCATGTTCTCCAGCAGCACGGCGTCGTTCTCGGGCATGGCCGCCAGCGACGACACAGCGTTGAGCCCGCCCATCGGGGCAGGCACGAGCTTCTGCTTGAGGCCCGGGGCCTGCTGGCGGGCGGCGCGAGCCATCAGGGGCTCCCGTACCCGGTCTCAGGCACGTTCCGCTCACCCAGCAGGTAGCTGTCGCCCCTGCCGTTCAGACTCCTCACGGGGGCGCTGGCATCGGCCCCAGCCGCCGCGTCAAAGGCCGTCTTGTACGCCCTCTCCGCCGCCGCCGTGGGCATCCCCTTGTCCTCCAAGAACCGCAACTTGAGCAGCCGACTTGCCAGCCACTTGTCGAACCACACCAGATCCGCTGTGGCGTCAGGCGCGTCCTTGGTCGGGTACGTCAGCACGGCATCGAGGAGCACACCCTCAGTGATCGTGTCATCGCCTCCGCACCAGTTGATGGACTGGTACTCGAAAACGATGGTCTCACCGCCGGGGGCCGAAGTACCATCTGGGTAGATCTGGAGTGTGCGAGTGACGGGTCTGAACATGATGGTGATGAGCCCCACCCCCGCCGTCGAGCCCTTCATGTACTGCCACTCCTGCGGCGTGAGCGGGCCGCCCAAAGGCAGGTTAGTGGACCGCACCCACCCCGTCTGCTGCACCATCCCACCGAAATCGTCGGGCAGCTTGTAGTTGGACACCCCCGCCACAGTGGTGATCGTACACTCGCGGCGGAGGTAGCTCCAGTTCCGCTGCAACACCAGTTCACGCCCTGCGGACTTCAAGTGCGCGATCAGTTGAATGACGTTCGGATCAGTAGACGCCCACGGATCAGGGGACGCTGAACCGCCGGGGACGACCAGCCCCACCTCAGTGGCGGCGTCGTTGATGATCTCGCCTGCCGTTCCGAACGCCATCCCAGCCTCCTACCGCTTGGACTTCAGGATCTGCTCGATCTTCTCGGACTGCTCCTTGACCATGTTCTTCAGAGTCTCGATCTCGGCGTCCTTCGACTCCAGCGCCGACTGGAACTTGAGACCCGCGTTGCCCGAGGCCGCCTCAAGGAACGCCTTGGCCTTCTGCTTGAGCCCCTGCATCCCCATGAACTGCGAGGCGGAGGAGTCAGCCAGATTCGCCAGATCCTCGACCGAGCGAATCTTGAAGTACTTGAGTTCCTCGACTTGAGCCCGCGTCACGCCCGGCCACAGTTCCAGCGGGGTGCCGACGACGACCTCCTTGCCGGTGGACTTCCAGTGATCATACTGCTTAGAGAACCGCTGCTTGTCGAGATACTCGATCGGTCGCTCCACCGTATCCTGCTGGCCGGGGACCATGATCAAGATCCACTCCTGCTCTACGTAGATGGGGCGGTTCTCCTTGACGGTCGCCTCCATGTCCTGCTTGGGGCGAGTCTCGAACTTCACCCACAGCCTCGCGTCAGCGGGATCCTGGCCCTGCTGCGGCATGTTTTCCATCTGCATTTCCATTTTGATCTCCAGTTAGAGGAAGGGGCTGGGCGAGTCCTTCGACATTCTCGCCCAGCCCCCGGTGTGTTTCGGAACTACTAGACGGCCAGCGCGACGACCGGATCGCTCAGGTACACCGAGCCCTGCGCGGCGGCGGTGAGTTCCGTCGTGCCCTCGATGGCGGAGCCGCCAGCGAGCAGGGAGATGCGGTGATGCATCCCGAGGATGTGGTTGGTGGCAACCACCGACACTCCCACGGCACCCGCCGTGGCGTCCGCGAAGTACGCATCGAGAGCGGTGCAGTTCTCGAAGATCGCCACGAGGCACCGACCCTTGACGCAGTACCAGCCGTAGGTGTTGGCGACCAGAGCCGCCACCGCCACGCCGATCTTGCCCTTCATGCCGGTGCCGGTGTCACGGAGTGTGGTGCCGTCGCCGTCGAGCCGAACGCAGTCACCGAGGATGGTGCTGGCGACGCCCTTGGCGTAGACGAACTCCGACTCCCCGAACACTGGATCGACCGCCTTGACCCGAGTGCCGAGAGGGTAGTTCTGGACCGAGGAGACTTCGGAGATGCCCTGATTCCCACCCGTGCTGAGAGGCTGGGGACCGAAGGCGCCGGTGATGCGGAAGTTCTGAGTAAAAGCCATGATCGTATTCCTTTCCTAGTAGCGATCAGGCTACTGGTACGAGAGGACGCCCTGAAGCGAGAGGTTGGAGCAGGTGAGGTTGCCAGCCCACGCGAGGATCTGGACCGAAGCGTCCTGATTGATCGCGACCCGGTTGCCGGGCTTGAGGGGGACCATGTTGCGGTCCTTGTGGGGGCGGTAGAAGAAGTACTTGGGGTTGATGAAGTACATCTTGGTGGCCGGGGCGAACCCGCCCACGCCGCCGTCGAGGACGACCTTGGAGCCCATGAAGTCCACCGAAGGGAAGCCCATGTCGGCGCCGTCCTTCTGGTCGGTCATCACGCGGAGCACGTTCTGGAGCGAGGCGAGGTACAGCGCCCACGGGGCGTCGGTGGTCAGGATGTACTTGGCCCGATCTGAACCGCGCAGCGTCTTGCCGTACAGTTCGTTCATGCTGGTGAGAAGCTGGGCCGCAGTCGGGGTGGCCTGACCGATCACAGCGTACTTGTTCTGCCACATGGCAGGCCACGTCGCACGGTTGATGCCACCGTAGGTGCCGGTCTGCGAGCCGAAGGCAACCGCCAGAAGGGCCTTCTGGATGCCGTCGATCGTCTTGCCGCCGGAACCCGTGCCGTCCGAGTAGAGACCCTCGGAGATCCGGTTCGCCATGGTGGCCTCGGCCACGCCCATGCGAGCTTCCAGTAGGTCAAGGACCGCCTCGCGGCCCGAGTTCTGAAGCTCCTCCAGCCCCGACATGGCGACCGGGACCGCCGCCTGCTTCATGGCGTAGGTCGCAGCGGAGATCACGTCCTGCGCGGCGGTCGGCAGCGTGTCGTACCCCGAGTACCAGCCGAAGTTCCCGTTCTCAGCGAACGAAAGCTCCTGAAGGATCGAAGATCCACCCGAGACCGTCTTGATGTTGCCCGACTGCTTGAGGAAGGTGAGGAAGGCGTTGTTCTTGGTCACGTTGTCAGCGATCACCTTGGAGCGACTCTCCAGAGTGGTGGCAACGATATCAGTGATGCTCGACGGGAAAGCCATGATGGTGCCTCACATGAGTTAGAAGTTACCTTCGATCAG